GTTCTAATTAATGGAGTATTTGTATCGTTTACGAACAGAGAATTAAGTTTCTCCGTGAGTTTTCTCATTTGAGAGTAAGTGGTTGGCATGTTTCCAGTTAAATGAAATTTGCCCATAGTGCGAGTAATGTCGCATACCGAGTTGGGAGACCCGGCCCATATTTCTGGCGATTAATAACGTGCCAGAAAATTTACCCCGATTTCACCATGATTAACTATGGTATGTTTTGGTATGTGGTTGTACTCCCTACATGCGCGCTCACTATGCTGTGCTTCCAATTCCGCAACAACTGAATCGTCTCCGCCTATTATTGCACCAGTTACTAGTGCGTTCCAAGCTCGGTCGATGTCATCGTATTGGTAGTAGAATGCCACAAACACAATGAATGCGTTCACTAAACTGTTAGATAGTGACGTGTCAGGTAGGCCGGAACCTTGTGAATCCCCAGAATTAAAGAATATTTCAAACTCTATTTTCTGTGCTTCAGTCCTCAGACTTGACCTAACATATCGTTTCTCAGACAGTATGGTGTGAATGTCACTATGCTCAGATTGTTGGAAAGCCCTCAAGAAGACCAAGTACACCAATTGTCGCAATGGATAAGAATGGTTTGCATCCATCTTAGTATAATCCATTGCATCGATAAATTTCTTATCGTGGCATATCTGCGTCATCCTTTGGGAAATTGACCTAGGTGTTCGCCCGAAGGCGAACCAGTCGTTTCCTTGTTCTGATGTGTATTTCTCTTTTATGTAGTTAGCCAACGCATAAACATAGCATGTATATTCTAGCTTGTGTGCTGGTTTTTCGGTGGTAATCAGTCTTGCTGGAGCAGTCTTTAAGCCTGCTTCTTTCTTTAAAGTGACTGATTGAAATGGTATGGTTTCAGGCTGTTGCTGATTCATTGCCCTGTTTAGTATCTGCCTCTGGCATGGTCGATCTTGTTTGTCATATACCGCTTCATCGCTAACTGGAACTAAAGTATGTGCATCCTCATGGAGTATTATTCTGTCCACAAAAGCGTTCATCAACATTATCTGCGCCTGATTTACTTGTATTTCAGGTTTTTGCAGGTCGATTAATCTCTCATAAACCGAGGCGTTCGTGTTCGTTTGGTTAATGACCGGAACGTACGCGAACCCGTCCAATATTGGTTGCATAAAACTCACTACTGGTTTCTTGGCATCTTCTTCATATTCATTAGAATGTAAAGTGAAGCTAATGGCGCCAGTGGTAGTTTGAAAGTTCTTAAATATTGATTGCGTTGGGGGTAAAGTTTCTTTGACGTAGCATGCTAATAATGCGACCACGTCAGGATCGATGTTTGGTAACAGCATTTTGATTGATGATGGAGCAAGTCCTATCGTCGACGTGTCCTGATGGTGTACGATTTTCTCATACTCAGGTACAGTCAGTGATGCTGAATTGAAGTTGCCTTGTTTGCAAATACTGATTCGGTCGGTTTTCTTACCTATTGATCTTATCACGTTCCAATTTCCTATGTTCACTTTCGCTCTTTTCAATGTTGTTGTAGAATATGTCATCCTGGCTATGATTGCCGTGATACCTTTGTATCTCAACATTGGCGCAAACAACGTGACTTTCTGGTTCGTAGTCACTGTTCGTTGTTCACATGCGAAGTAGTTAATTGCTAGGTTTGGCAGTCTGATTGATCTGCCAAATATGGTATACCATGAAAATGATAAAAATAATCCTGAACTCACTGAATCGCCTGAGTAATCATAGAACTGATGCTGATAGCTTGCGCCACCAACCACAGTTGCATGGATAACATTGTCGATAATTGTATAGCTCACACCGCTACCGCCTTCATTAGACACACCTGGTTCAACTGGTGACAAGCCATACACCATAATTGGTTGGCCTTGACACAACATTTCATGTGGTTCCAAGTAATAATCTACGTCTGCAGTAGTGATGAAGTGAGAGAATCTTATCTTCGAGTTTTTGGGTAATAATCTTCCGTCCCTCGGCCAGAAGTAAGACATAGACGAATCTAGTCCCGCCTCACATGGCCTTGGCTGAATGATGTATTCTGTATAGCCTGAATTCAATATGACATTTTTCATAAAGTATCTTGCACTGGTCCTAGCTTGTGTTGCTTGTGGATGGCTGTGTACTTTCTGGAGTTGCGACTTGTTCAGAGGTGTTTTGTTAAACACTTGACGTAAGTTGTCACTGTCATGCTGTGCTAAATTGTGCGTGCTTAGATATTGGGCAGCCCTGTACCTAATGAGTTTCTTTGTTTCTCTCAAAATGATACTGGTAGTTTCGACGCATGCGCCGTACATTGCTTCCCCATATTCTGTTTGTCGTGCTATATACACCGCTGAGCAGCCCAATGCAACTGTTGTCGCGATTGGTGTCATAACTTTGATAGTCATAACTAGTGTATGTGATATTGATGGTCGTGCGATTATCCGTGCTACTGCATTTAATGCTGGGACGGCTTGAATCGCGCCAATCAGGGTTGCTGAATGGCCTACAACTGTTGTAGTGATTGCTGAAAATGATTGCCACATGTTAGTTCTACCGCGAACTGGTTTGTGGTTATGTTTCTCAACTGGATGATTTAGCCTGCTTCTCAACAGGGTTTTCTTCGAAAGTTGATG